ATAATCTTAATAAAAGAAAAGAACAATATGTAATTGCAAAAATGATTGATGCATTAGGTATGACTCCATCCGAATTAATGCAAGCGGTTCAAAAATTGAAGAAAAATAAAATTGTAAATAGATAACTTATGATAAAGTTAAAACATATATTGAGAGAAACCGAAGAGTTTCAACAACTTCCAACCGAATTAAAAAGACATTTTTTAGAAATCATTTCTACATACGGACAACATAGAGAGGGGATGAATAGAAAATCTGATATTATGCAAATTGCAGAAACATTGGGTGGAATTGCAGATGCAGCACAAGAATATACTTTAAGAGAAGGTGGTGATTGGTTCGATAGAGTTACAATCAAGCGTAACATGAACGAATTAAAAAAATTACAAGCTGGTTTTGAAAAAGAAGCAGTAGAAGCAAAATCACAACAAGAAAGATTAGAAGCATTGTATGAAGATATGGGGCATGTATTAGGAAGATATTTTGAAATAGCGGATTTATCGGAAGATGTTATGAAACAAAGATTGGGATTACAAGAATGTAAAACTTGCAATGGAAAATAAACAACAATTAAACGAATTTTCTTTAATAGCTATATTAGGTGGTATTGCATTATTTGCATGGTTTAGTATGCTGTTTGGTAAATTAGCAGATAATATTGATGCATATTATAATGGTAGAAGTGTTGAAATACAAAGAGCATTAAAAAAAATATTAAAATCTATATATAAAAACCCAACATTTTTAAGTAGAATAGATAATGATGTAGATAAGATGGGCATTGGTGGTGGATTAGTATCAGCAATAATGTCATATCCAGAATTAAAATCGGAATTAAATTCATATAAAAATGATAAGGATATTAATTTTGAAGAACTTAAAAAAGAATTAACCGCAGTCCTTACAAAAGCAATGTATGAAGAAGCACAAGAAAGAGGATTGGTGAATAAAATAGAGAAACAAATAAAAAATACAAAGTGGAACAATTAGCTTCATTGTTATTACATAGTAGAACACAAACACATTCATTCCATGTAGGAGTTAAAGGTGTTGGTTCATTTTCAGCACATATTGCGTTGGGAAACTATTACGATACAATTGGTGGTTTAGTAGATGGTTTAGTTGAGGCATATCAAGGACAATACGGATTAATTAAATTACAATCGGTAAGTGGTTTAGATACAAATAATGATATCAAAAATGTAATTGCATATTTTGATAAATTGATTGCAGTAGTTGCAAAATTAAGAAAAGACGAAAAATTACAAATGAGTTGGTTACAAAACGATATAGATACGGTTGTAACTTTATTATACTCAACAAAATACAAGTTGACAAATTTACAATAGAAGAATGTTAGTAGTAAGTGTTAAAGGTGGAAACATAGAGTGGGCAATAAAAGATTACAAAAAGAGAGTTCAGTCCATAAAACAAATAGAAGAACTTAGAGAAAGGAAGAACTTTATCAAACCTTCTAAAAGAAAGAGGTTACAAAAAGAAGAAACTATAAGAAAAAACAAACTATTTTAGTAGTTTTCTTTAGTTTTCTAAAAAATTTACATATATATTATCAAATATCTTATTTTTTATTATAAGATTACAAGACAGAGTTGATTAATGAATACCCTTCTTTATAAGGTGTGACCGAACAATCAACATAATTACATTGGAGTTCCCTACAAGAATAACTTCACAACAAAATTTAAGGAAAAAACAAGATGGCAAATTCAAAATTATTGAAAGAAGCAATCGCTGACGCTAAAGCCGTTAAAGAAACTGCATTAGCTAACGCTAAGTTGGCTCTTGAAGAAGCATTTACTCCAAGACTTCAATCTATCTTATCTCAAAAGATGAGAGCAGAAGCTGAAGAAATGGAAGTGACTGAAGAACAAGATACAACAAACGAAGAATTAAAGTCCACAGGTATCGGGTCTAAAGTAGACGCAGGATACGCTGAGACTCCAGGTGCACAACCAACTTACGATGCAATGACTGATTTATCAGTTGGTGTAAAGAAAGATAGTGGTAAACCTGAACAAGCTGGTACTGACTATAAGAAAGTAGCAGACATTTCTGAAGAAGAAAACCCATTTGCTGATGATGCTATGGCTGGTGATGACAAAGATGCAAAAATTGCAGAATTGGAAGCTAGAATTGTAGAATTAGAAGGTGGTGATGATTCTGAAGAAGAAACCCCAATGGATGATATGCAAGGTGGAGACGACGTGGAAATGGACAACGACACAATGGATTCTGAAATGGGTGATGATTCTATGGATATGGATTCTGATGACGAAGACGATTTAGACTTAGAATCTATCATAAGAGAGTTAGAACAACAATTACAAAGTGAAGGTTCTGACGAAGAAGAAGAACCATCTATGTATGAAGCTGAAGAAACTGAAAAAGTTGAAGAAGCTAAAGAAGAAGCTAAAGAAGATGACAAAAAAGAAATGGATGAAGTTATCGATTTAGAAGAAATCTTAAAAGAAATGGAAGAAGATATGAAAGCTGACGACAAAAAAGAAGTTGACGAAGCTAAAGAAGAGAAAGAAGAAGAACTTAAAGAAGCTTATTCTACTATCAAATCTTTACAAAAAACAATCAACGAAGTTAATTTGTTAAACGCTAAATTATTATTCGCAAACAAATTATTCAGAGCACACAACATGACTAACGAACAAAAAGTGAAAGTGATTGAAACTTTGGATAGAACAAATTCAGTTAGAGAAGTTAAATTGGTATACTCTACATTAGCAGAGAATTTCAAATATACAACATCTTCTAACAAAATCGCTAAAAAATCAATTCAAGAAGGAATTGCTAGTAAAGTAACAAAATCTACTAAGCCAGCAGTTGCGGAACAAAAGGAAGTAATTTCTGAAAATTCAAACTTCTCTGATAGATTTAAGAAATTAGCAGGTATTATTAAATAACAAAAAACAAATAAATTCATTCAAAATGGACTTAAAACAAATTATGACTGGCGCAAACCCTCAAAGCGTAATGCTTGAGCAAACAAGAGGTTTGAAAGCTAAGTGGGAAAAAACAGGATTGTTAGAGAACGCAGGTTCTGAAACAACAAAGCATGGTATGGCAGTAATGTTAGAAAACCAAGCAAAACAATTATTAGACGAAGCTACAAGAACAGGTACATCTGCAGGTTCTGAAGAGTGGGCTGGTGTGGCATTACCATTGGTAAGAAGAGTTTTCGGAAGCATCGCTTCTAAAGAATTCGTTTCAGTTCAACCAATGAACTTGCCTTCAGGTCTTATCTTCTACATGGACTTCAAATATGGTACTGATACAACAGTAGGTAGACCAGCACAAGGAACTTCATTGTTTGGTGCAACTGGTTCTTTCGGTAAAGATTCTTTATCTCCTGCAGGTGGTAAATTGGGTTCTACTCAAGCAGCTGAAGGTGGTTTATATGGTGCAGGAAGATTCGGATACACAATCAACGATACATCATCTAATCTTGCAGCTACAGTAGGTACTGCATCTATTGCTGATGTTGCATTTGATGTAAGTAACGCAACTCTATCTGCTTCATTGGCAGCTGATAAAGTAAGAAAATTAACAGTTGCTTTACCATCTGACGCTGATTTCAATGGTGTAAGAGCTTTTGATTTAGTTCAATCAGGATCAGGATTTACTCTTTATCCTCAATTCACAGTAAAAGATGGTTCTAATGTAACTTTTGTTGCAGCTTACACATCAGCTAATCCATTAGCAGGTGATGCAACAGTAGGTTCTACTTTAGCTTACCACGTTCAACCAACATCTATTTCAAGAGGTGACTTTGAAGATAGAAGTACAGATTATAATAGCCCTACGGCTTTAGCAATCCCAGAAATCGAATTAGAATTGAAATCTGAACCAATCGTTGCTAAGACAAGAAAATTAAAAGCAATTTGGACTCCTGAATTAGCTCAAGATTTAAACGCTTACCATAGTGTAGACGCTGAAGCTGAGTTAACTCAAATGTTGTCTGAATACATCTCTTTAGAAATCGACTTAGAAATCTTAGAAATGTTACAACAAAATGCTTTCACAACTGAATATTGGTCAGCAAAAGTTGGATACGATTACAACGCTGGTACTGGTAGATTCCAAATTGATTCTAATGCGGCTGCAGCTTCTGCATACCAAAAGAGTACTTGGTTCCAAACTTTAGGTATCAAATTACAAAAGGTATCTAACAAAATTCATCAATTAACTATGAGAGGTGGTGCAAACTTTATCGTTGTATCTCCAAATGTAGCTACTATCTTAGAATCAATGAACGGATTTTCTGCTAACCCAGGAAAAGACGCATTGACTTTCTCTGCAGGTGTAACTAACATTGGTTCTATCTCTAACAGATATGATGTTTACAAAAACCCTTATATGACTGAGAACGTTATCTTAATGGGCTTCAAAGGTTCTAACTTCTTCGAAACAGGAGCAGTTTACGCACCTTACGTTCCATTGATTATGACTCCATTAGTTTATGACCCAACTAACTTCACTCCAAGAAGAGGTGTTATGACTAGATACGCTAAGAAAATCGTAAGACCAGAATTTTACGGTAAGATTGTCGTTGATGGTATGGAAACACTTTAATCTTTGAGTAGATTAGATAAGTAGTAGACTTACAATAAAAAGAAAAGGGGAGAGTAGAAATACTTTCCCCTTTTTTTATATTTGCAATTAAAATTTATATTTATTATTATATTAAACAATTTAAAATAAAATAAAATGGCAGATATAATTTTTAAAGCATACGATTTACCAACATTTGATAGTATTGCAGGCACGCAAATAATGGCAAAAACAGATTCCGGACAAATGGGATATGTTAACACTTCTCAACTTCAAACAACATTGGATGGTAATGGATTAGCAACTGATACGGATATTTCTGCATCAAACGCTGCTAGAGTATCATTGAGTGGTAGTGTTAGCAGTAGTATTACCTCATTGAGTGGTAGTATTGCAACCAAAATGGCAAATACTTCATTTGGATATATTACTGGTAGTTTTGCAAATGATGGGGCTGCAGCATCAGCTGGTGTCCCAGTTGGTGGATTGTATCATACTACCGGTACAGTTAAAGTTAGATTAACATAGTTTTCAATTTTATTAAAAATATTAAAAAGGGAGAGTAGAAATACTTTCCCTTTTTTTATTTATATAATTCATATTTATAGTAGTAAAACTATAAATTTTAAATAATGTCTGTAAACACATATTGGTCTGGGTCATCAGCATCAGAATTTTCATCATCAGTAGTATTATCAACTGCAACTCCATTTGGATTGTATGATACTGATACGGATTTTAGAAACGATGCTCCAAAAACATCAACTTGGGTAGCTAGAAGATTGGGGTATCCTATTGTAAATATTGAATTAGATAATCAACAAATTTGGGCGTGTTTTGAAGAATCGGTTTCTGAATATTCTGCACAAGTAAACCAATTTAATCTTAGAAACAACTTAGACATTTTAAGGGGACAAAAAAAAGAATCAATTGGTGGTAGAAGTAATTATTCACAAACATTAGTAGATGGTTCATATTTACCAAGTGTAATTCGTATGTCTCAACAATATGGAACACAAGCGGGTGTCGGTGGTAACACTGCAATAAAAAAAGCATATGTTAATTTAACTGCATCGGTACAAGTATATGATTTGATGACTGAAGCAATAGATAATAACACATCATCATCATTTGCAACACTATATACAAGTGGTTCTACAATAGATGTATTTAAAGTATATCATGAAGCAGTTCCTGCAATTACAAGATTCTTTGACCCATATTCGGTAGGTGCGCAGGGTACATTGAACTTAATGAGTGAGTTGGGATTTGGAAATTTCTCACCTGCAGCTCAATTCTTAATGATGCCAATATATGAGGATGTATTAAGAATGCAACAAATTGAATTTAACGACCATATTAGAAAATCAACATTTAGCTTTAATATAGTAGATAATAAATTAGAAATATTTCCAGTTCCAACAGGTACAGGAAAAACCAGAGTTTATTTTGAATATATGAGTAGAGATGAATTTGAACATGATTCTCAAACTATCCAAGCCAATTCACTTTCTGATTATTCCGACATTCCATATAATTTTATTCAATATTCAAATATAAATGATGTTGGTAAGCAATGGATTAGAAAATATACATTAGCTCTTGCAAAAGAATTATTAGGAGCAATTAGAGAAAAGTATAGTTCGGTTCCAATTCCAGATGGTGATATACAATTAGATGGTGCAGCATTGAGAGCAGAAGCACAAGTTGAGAAAGATATGTTGGTTGAACAACTTAGAGGAAATTTGGAAGAAATGAGTAGAAAGAATGTGATGGAAAACAAAGCACATGAATCTACACACCATCAAGAAATGTTAAGAAAAGTTCCTTTAAAAATATATGTAGGATAATATGCCAAAATTTGCAATCGGTAGAGATATCGAATTATTTAAGAGTTTTGCCAGAGAAGTGGTAGACGATGTTGTAGAAAATATTGCAGTTTTATTTAAAGTAAATTTGAATGAAACTAAGATAAACTTATATGGTGAATCTACAAACAAAACATGGTATCCTGGAGTTGAATTGAATGTATTGATAAATAAATCAGGACAAACTGCAGGATATGAAGGATTTGGTGCTGATACATCACAAAACATAGAATTTAGATTTGATAGATGGATGTTAGAGGAAAAAAACACATACCCAGAAATTGGTGATGTTATTTATTTTGGTGAATCTTATTATGAAATTGATAATACAACCGAAGTACAATTTGTAGGTGGTTTACCATCTAATAATTTTAGTGTCGTATGTTCTACATTTATTGTGAGAAAATCGGCCTTAAACATTGAAGAAAGAATAAAATAATATGTCTACAAACCCACTTAGGAAAGACCTAAATAGAGCAGAGCAAGTTAAAGTTACAAAACAAGACTTGAAACAAAGTGTATCTCTTTATGATATAGATTATGCAATGATGTCTTATTTAGAAGAAACCGCATTACCTAAATTAGACGACAATGGTAAATCATTAAGTATACCAGTTATCTATGGTAATTCGGAAAGATGGAAAGGTGCACAAAGAGATGGTGTTTTTAGAGATAATAAAGGTAGAATACAATTACCTTTAATGATGATTCGTAGAAACTCAATTTCAAAAGATGAGTCTATGCCAATGTTGAATCGTCATACTTCATACCCAACAGTTACCAAATGGTCTAAGGATAATAGGTATGATAGATTTAGTTTGATAGGTTCAGCTGCAAAACCAAAATATGAATTGTATAATATAACAATGCCTCAATATGTAGAAGTTAATTATCAATGTATGGTTTGGACATCTTATACTGAACATTTGAATAAAGTAATAGAACAATTACAATATACAGGTACTTTTTGGGGTGATAAAGATAAGTTTAAATTTAAAGTAATTTTATCTGATTTTGAAATTATAAATGAAGTAGGTGAAGGAACTGAAAGAATAAATAGAATCGAATTTTCATTATCGGTTAAAGCATATTTACTTCCTGAAAAATTTGATGGTGAAAATACTATTAAAAAATCATTCTCTACTAAACGTGTCGTAATGTCTACCGAAGTGGATGTAACCGGAAATGGTAGATTGGAAGGTTTATTAACAACACCATCGGCATATTATGATAACAAAGACTTAATTGATTTCTTATCTTTAAATAATAGTAAAGTCGTAGATGGTGGAATAAATATAGCAACATTCACAGGAGTAAAATTAATACAAGCACCTGCACAATTATCCGGAGTAATCACTTCTGGATTAACTTATGAGGGAAATTCTTATGATATTAAGTTATATATAAATGGTGTTAGGTATTATCAAACGACACATTTTACAGTAACATCATATACAAACAATACATTAACATTGGCATTGTCTCCTGGATTTTCAGTAAATAGTGGTGATGAAATTACTATTACAGGTAAATTTATTGATATTGTATAATGAAAAGAAGTTTATTAGATATCACACAAAAAATCAGTAGAAATCCTGGTAAAACAAATTTAAGTCCAAAAGATTTAACAAATTCTACTTATTCAATTTGGGAAGCTACTGGTTGGAGATTTGTAGATATATTAAGAGAAATTCAATATAGAACTACACAAGATAGATTAAAGATTTACATTAACACACAAAGTATAAGTCCAAGAGATTATATAGTAGAAGATGGTGGAAATGGTTTATTAATTAAATTTATAAAAAATAATTTTCAATTTATTTTAGATAGTGGTGATTATATTCAAATAGAAGGAGATATAGAACAATATGCTTAATAGATTTAATTCAAATAGTAGACAATTAAATAGAATAGTTAAAAAATATAACTTAACTAATATTTCTGCGTCCGTATATGAAGGTATTGAAATAACCGGTTCTAATAATTTTAAAACTATTGCCGGTGATTACATAAATGAACTATATACTATATCTTCTTCATTTGATGGTAGAGATGCAAATGGAGACCCACTACCAATAGAACAAGCTAAATTAGAATTAAGTGCATCAATTGCATATACTTACACCTCATCATTGGATGTAAGAATACCTACTAAATTTGGTGGTGGAACCCGTTCCAATCCAAATCCAATAAAATTAGTAAATAACAAAACAAAAATATCGGATTTTTATCAAGAGATATTAGAAAATAGTGCAAGATACAATCAAAGAGTAATTGATGAATTTGACAATAATACAAATACATTAACGATATACAATGTTACATTAGATTATGGAACCGAAGGAGCATCTCCTAATAATTTTGAAGTATTAGTATTTGGTTTACATATTCCAGGAAACTATACAATAAAAGAAGTTGGAAATAATGTAGTAATAACTTTAAATGAAGAATATATAGATTACGATAATGTGACTATTAATGATATTTATGTTATGGGTAAGTTAAAAGATATACCAATAGGAACAGAATTAGACATAGTTTTATCAACTGAAAATGACGAAGAAATAATATTATAAAAAATGGCACTAAGACAAACTAAAAAAATATCAGAGCTACCTGCATTAAGTCCGGCATCATTAGATACGACTTTTGTAGTTGGTATATCAGGTAGCACAACATATAAAATTTCTATAAACAATTTAACATCTTCATTAGATACTACATTTGCAACCGATTTAGTAACTTCTGCATTAAGTAATACATTAGATACAAAATTATCAACATCATCTTTCAATTCTTATACTGCAAGTATTTCAACTGGAAGTTTAGTAACATCTATTTCAAATTTAAATACTTTTACTGCAAGTGTAACTACGGCATCAATTGTAACTTCTATTAGTAATTTGAATACTTTTACTGCATCAGTTTCAACTGCAAGTTTGGTAACATCTATTTCAAATTTAAATACATTTACGGCATCACAATCTACCTCATCATTAGTGGATAGATTAAACACAATTGAGAGTGTAAGTGGAAGTTGGATTACTGAAAGTGAAACGGGTTCATTTTTGACAAGTTTAAGTGGAGCAATAAGTTCTTCATCTCAATTAACATCATCATACGATACAAGATATACATTAAGTGGTAGTGTTAGTGCAGTCCCATCCGGTACAATTAGTGGGTCATCTCAATTAACATCATCATACGATACAAGATATACATTAAGTGGTAGTGTTCAACCATTACCATCAAATTTATTAAGTTCATCTGCACAAATAACTGCATTTGGATTTATAAGTTCGTCAACAACCATAGATACAGGTTCATTTGCAACAACCGGTTCAAACTCATTTAACGGAAATCAAAATATTACGGGGTCGTTAGTAGTAAGTGCAGTAGCAGTTGTAGCAGGTGCATTAACTATACCATCGGCATCGGTAATATCTTTGACAAGTGGTAGTAGTATTTCAGTAGATGCAAGTGGAGCAATCACAGGTTCATTAACTGGTTCTGTTTTTGGAATTGGTGATGTTGTAGCATTTAGTGCATCACTTAATAGTAGAATTATTAGTGGTAGTGCAGTAGCAGGAACAATAAGTGGTAGTTCTCAAATAGCAGCATTAGGATATGCAACTACATCATCACTTAACACATTAAGTTCTTCGGTAGATAGTAGATTTGATACATTAGAAGCAACTATTATAAGTGGAAGCCCAAATTATGTACAAGTTTTAGGAAATCAAAGAAATGGTATAAATACCGCAGGAACTTCAATCGTAAGTGGTAGTATAACAACAACCGGAAATCCAGTTCAAATTATAGTGACCGGAGATGCAAACCCAACAAGTGGAGCGGGACTATGGTGTTCTTTACAATTGTTTAGAGATGGTAATGGAATTGGTGGAGTAATACAGGTTGAAGCGGCAAATCAAAATGAAAATCAAGCATATTGCTTAAATGTAATAGATACACCAGCAGCAGGAACATATACCTATTCATTGAGAGTTCCTACTATTACAGGTACTTTTCAATTTGGTGAAGCATCTGGTCCTCTTTTAACGGCAGTAGAATTAAAAACAAATACAAACTTACCATCTACAAACAATACATTCACAGGAACAAATACATTTACAAACACAACAACATTAAGAGGTGTAGTAAATATTGGAACAGGTAGTGGAGCAGAAGGTGGTGAATTAACATTAGCATACGCACAAACAGGCAATACATTAACAGGAAGTGCAGTTAGTGTAGATGTGTATCAAGATAGAGTAAGAATATTTGAAGGTGGTGGTAATAATAGAGGAGCATACTTAAATGTATCATCTCAATCAAATTCAGTTGGTAGTTCAATTGTAACTTCACCGAACCTTTTGACAATGCAAACAATAACATCCGCTTCATACGCAGCATTAACACCTGTAAGTGGAACTCTTTACATTATAATAGGATAAGTTATGCCAGTATTTGGAGATGCAACCGATATAAAATTTAACGGAGTAAGTGCAACAAAAGCATATTTGAATAATAATCAAATATGGCCTACCACATCTTATACAACGAGTGGTTTAGTATTGTATTATGACCCATCTAATCCATCATCATATCCTGGAAGTGGAACAACTATTACGGATTTAAGTGGAAATGGTAGAAATGGAACAATGTCAAATATATCTTTCACATCTCCATATTTTACATATAATGGTTCTTCATCACAAATTTCAGTAGCAGATAATGCATTGTTAGAACCTGGAAGTGGTGATTGGACAATGGAGGCGTGGGTATATCTTAGCAATAGTAGTGGTGGTAAAGTTATATTGGGTAAGTTCAACAATGGTGGTGGCAGTGACGATGTTTCCTACTCTATGAGAATCAGTAATGCTAATGTATTTGCCCAAATGGGTGACGGATTGGGTAACTATATAAATAGTACTAGTCATACATTGATAATTAATAATTGGACTCACATTTCATATGTTTGGAAAAACATAGCTTCAAACTCAATAGAAACTTTTATTAATGGAACAAGTATCGGTAGTGTAAGTCATAGTTTAGGTTCATTACTCAATGCAACTAATCCACTTTATATCGGTAGTTACAATGGTGGTGAATATAGTCAATGGATGAATGGTAGAATCGGTATTACTAGATTATACAATAGAGGATTAACATCATCGGAAGTTTTGAATAATTATAATGTAGATAAATCTAAATACGGACTATAATGCCAATTTCATTTTCAAAAGGATTTAGTATATTACCCACCATAATAACCAATGGATTATTACTTCAATTGGACGCAAATAATTTAACAAGTTATCCTGGTAGTGGAACAACTGTTTATGATTTAACTAATTCATATAACCATACATTGATTGGTGCTACATTTACCACATTGAATGGGATAAAATGTTTTGAGTGTACATCGGGAAATAATAGAGTTGTTGTAAATGGAACAGGCCCAACTTTACCAACAACAGGATACACCTATGTAACTTGGGCAAGATTGATAAATAATAATTCCGGATTTAGAACATTACTTTATACAAACTCGCCTAAATATACACCAATTACTATTCCTAATGGAACAAATACATTAGGATATTGGGATAGTGCATTTAGAAGTTCAGGATTTGACCTTACATCTTTTGTTGGGGTTTGGACTCAATACGCGGTAGTTGGAGATAGTGCATCTCAAACATTCTACATAAATGGTTCACAGGCAGGAAATACAATTGCTTTCGGTTCAGGTGGAAGAACACATTGGGGGTGGGGTAATAATGATACCGCCGGTCAACCTTTTGGACATGTTGCAAATCTTTATTTGTATAATAGAAAATTATCAATTGAGGAAATAACACAAAATTATAATGCAATAAAACCGACTTACGGATTATAAGAATATAAGATATTTATAGGATATGGCAAACTTAATAAGATTAAAACAAATAGAGAGTGGTTCTCAATTAAGCACCGCAGCATCGGTTGGACAAGACTTTAGTCAATCGGTATTTGAAATTATAGATGGAGCAGGACTTATTTCATCATCTGCACAAGTTTTATTAATATCAGCATCAGGATATAATCAATTAGCAACAGACTTAGAAGTGTCAGTAATAAGTTCTTCAATTGCAGCAACCATTAATGTAGTAGCAGCAGGAACGGGATTTGTAACAACAGGTTCATTCCATGCATATACATCATCATTAGGAAACACATTTGCAACAGACCAAGAAGTTTATCTTACTGCATCTGCTATTATTGACCAGGGAGAGTTTTAATAATAAAAACTCATATTTATAAACAATATTACGACAAAATAGATGGCTCAATTAATACAACACAAAAGAGGTAGGTTAGAAAGGTTATCCACAATTACAGGTTCTCTACAAAAAGGAGAAATATTAATTGTAACCGGTTCGTCAAATATTACATCTTCAAATGGTTCAGCTATTCTATTTGCAGCAACTGAAAGTGGTTCGGTTCAAGCTACCAATAGATTTATAATAGGTAGTTCGGCACCAAATGAATTTCCAACATCGACTTATGGTGGTTTAGTAAATGGAGTTCCTTATTACGATAGTGGTAGTGGAACTTTATATTTGTTAGGTAGTGATGGTAATACTCCAATCAACTTAACAGGTAACATTAGTACATTTAGTGCATCGGTAGCAACATCATTTAGTGCAAGTAATGCAAGTATAGCAAGTATAACAGGAGATTTTAGTTCTTCAGTTGCAACTTCATTTAGTGCAAGTAATGCGAGTTTAAATACTTTAAGTTCTTCAATTTCTCAATCCATCGTTGATATTGTAAGTGCATCATTGAGTAGTTCATTATCAGTAATAGCAACGGACATAGAAGTTGCAATTGTTAGTGCATCATTATCATCGTCACAAGCTTTAATATCATCTTCAATTAGTACATCAATTGCAGAAACTTTAAGTGGAAGTGCTGCATCGATTACAAGTTTAAGTTCTTCGGTATCTGCTTCATTGGCAAGTTTAAGTGCAAGTAGTGGATTTATACAATATGTAACCAATAGTGTCGAAAATCTTACCGGAATAGAGGTTGCAGATTATAGTTCGGATGTTGCAGTAACATTTGTAAACGGAACATTGAAATTTATTTTTGGAACACCATTGGCACCAACGTCAGTAGCAGCATCTTCAACCGGATTTGCAACGGACAGATTTAATAATGTAACCGACGCATATTCAGTTAATGGAACTTGGAGTAATCAGGGATATACATTAGTAAGTGCATCTTTATACGAAGGAGCAACTCTATTAACACAAGTTGGTAGTGGAACATCATTAACATATAGTACGACAACATCAGGTTCTCACACATATAGATTAGAATATACCGCAAGTTCTCCATTGGATAATAGTTTGTATAAGACATCGGTTACAGCCACAGGAACAACAATATCTAAATCAAATCCTGCAGCACCTACATTGACACCAACTACAACAATTCAATTAGGAACTACTTCAAATCAAATTGAACAAGGTGCAACCGGTAGTATTTCATTTACATCATCATCTGCAAATCCTTCTAATGGTTGGAATTTGACAAGTGTAACAACAAATGTGGCATCACCTTATTATATAACAGGTTCTGCAACCGGTTCTACTGCAATTAGTATAACTGCAACTGCAAACTACGCATCTCCATCAGGTGAGAATGTTCCTGATACCACAACAACATCAACGGCAACTACTACTTACAATAAAATTAGAAGTTTAAGATATGGTGCAAGTGCAGCAACATCATTTACTGCCGGAGAATTAGAAAACTTAGCATTATGGGATACTACATTAGGTGGAACAATAGGAACGATTGCAAAAGGAACAACAACTGCAAGTGGACAAAGTGTAACAATAAGTTGGACTGGAGACAAATACCATTATATAGTATTCAATAGTTCTCTATCAAACTTAACAAACATCACAACGGGTGGTTTTGGTGTATTTGGTTCGTTTGCAGTAACAACGGTTGGACAATATAAAGTTTATAAGATAGGTACTTTACAAGCAGGTGGTGCAGGAAGTAGCATAACATACATATTAACATAAATAGAACAATAAGAAATGGCAATTATATTACCTAGTGGTTTTAACATAACGAATAGTGACCCAGTTGATGCAAGATTTGCATTAGCTAATCAGTCAGCTCGTTATGCTTTATCTGCTGCTAATATTTATAAGGGATTGGTTGTATTTCAACAAGATGACTCTACTATGTTTGTATTAACTGATACCACAAATGTAGGAAATTCAAATGGTTGGACACAAATACAAATCGGTGCAGTAACATCAAACTTACCTGCAGGTGTAATATCATCTTCACAACAGGTGATTGACATATTTAACGCAAATTTCACAGCAGGTTCTACAATGGCAACAACGGTAGATACTACATTTGCAACCGATAATGAGTTATTTGTTACATCTTCGAATTTGGACGCAGGAGAGTTTTAATAGTTACATAAGACATTAAAAATAAAAATATATAGAATTAAATCCAATTTACTACATTGTTTGTACAAAATTGTATATTTATATCGGAATACTAACATAAAGTAAAGAGAATAACCCCAAAAAAATATGGCACAAATCATTAAAAACAGACGTGGTTCGTTAGAACGTATATCGGCAGTAAGCTCATCTTTCCAAAAAGGTGAATTAATAATAACCTCAGGTTCGTCAAATTTAACGACTACCAATGGTTCATCTATTTTATTCGCAGCAACCGAAAGTGGTTCAGTTGAAGCAGTTAATAGGTTCTTAATTGGTACTAACGCACCAAATGTATTTAGTTCATCTATTTACAATGGTTTAGTTAAAGGTGTTCCTTACTACGCAAGTGGTAGTTCAACTTTATACTTACTTGGTTCTGACAAAAATGATATCCCAGATTTAACGGGTAACATTAGTAATTTTAGTGCATCGGTTTCAGCATCAATAAGTGCATTATCTGCATCAGTAGGTAGTGGTACAATTGGTAATTCAGTAAATTTATTAAATACATTTAGTGGCTCTACTTTAGGTAGACTAACTAATATAGAAAGTACATCAGCAAGTGTAAATACTTCAGTAGAAGCTTTAAATACTTCAACTGCATCTCAACAAGTTAGTATTGATGCATTGAATGTAACATCAGCAAGTGTAAATACATTTACAGCATCTGCAAGTGGTAGATTAACAAATTTAGAAAGTACATCAGCAAGTGTAAATACTTCAATTACAGCTTTAAATACATCATCTGCATCTCAACAAACAAGTATTGATGCATTAAATAGTTATACTTCTTCAAATACATCTACAACTGCTCTAAACGCATTCACTGCATCTGCAAATGGTAGATTAACAAATTTAGAAACAACTTCTGCAAGTGTAAATACTTCACTTACAGAGTTAAACTCATATTCATCTTCATTAAAAACTGCATTTACTGCAAGTGGTGTTAATGTAACATTTAGTGGTGATGTAACTATTCCTGGTAACTTTACAGTTAGAGGTACTCAAACTATTGTAGATTCTACAACTGTTCAATTGGGTGATAATATTATTGAATTAAACGGAAGTGCAGCTGCTAATGGTGGATTGTATGTAAAAGATGTAACCAATCCAAACACCACAACAGGTTCAATAATTTGGGATTCTACAAATGACTACTGGAAAGCAGGAGCTAAAGATGCTGAATCAAAAGTATTATTAGCAGGTGGAGATAGTGTAGTAAGTGGTTCATCTCAAATTACCATTTCATCAACAACAGGGTTTGATACATATAGTGGGTCAGTATCTGCATCATTCGCAGAAGTAATTGCAAATGTAGGTTCTGGTGTTGGAGTTTCTATAACAAACTTAAACTCATTCACTTCTTCTACATTAGGTAGATTAACGAATATTGAAACAACTTCTGCAAGTGTAAATACTTCGGTAACAGCTTTAAACACATCATCTGCTTCTCAACAAATTAGCATTGACGCTTTAAATGTTACATCTGCATCTTTAAACACATTTAGTGGTTCTACTTTAGGTAGATTAACTAACATTGAAACAACTTCTGCAAGTGTAAATACTTCAGTAGCAGCTTTAAACACATCATCTGCTTCTCAACAAATTAGTATTGACGCTTTAAATGTTGTAAGTAGTTCAAACTTAGGTAGATTAACAAACTTAGAAAGTACATCAGCGAGTGTAAATAATTCAGTAACGGCATTAAATAGTTCAACTGCTTCTCAACAAATTAGCATTGACGCTTTAAATGTAACATCAGCGAGTGTAAATACATTTACAGCATCTGCAGATGGTAGATTAACAAACTTAGAAAGTAAATCTTCAAGTGTTGATACATCAATTGCAGCTTTAAATTCATATACTAGTTCAAATAGTTCAACTACTGCTCTAAACGCATTTACAGCATCTGCAGACGGAAGATTGACAAACTTAGAAAGTACATCAGCAAGTGTAAATACTTCAGTTGCAGCTTTAAATACATCTTCAGCATCACAACAAATTAGTATTGATGCATTGAATGTAACATCTGCATCTTTAAATACATTTAGTGGTTCTACATTGGGTAGATTAACTAATTTGGAAAGCACATCGGCTAGTGTAAATAACTCAGTAACGGCATTAAATAGTTCAACTGCTTCTCAACAAATTAGCATTGACGCATTAAATGTTTCATCTGCATCATTAAATACATTTAGTGGTTCTACTTTAGGAAGATTAACAAATATTGAAACAACTTCTGCAAGTGTAAATAATTCTATAACGGCTTTAAATAGTTCAACGGCATCTCAACAAACAAGTATAGATGCATTGAATAGTTACACAAGTTCAAATACTTCAACTACTGCTTTAAACGCATTTACTGCATCTGCAGATGGTAGATTGACTAACTTAGAAGCAACAACTGCAAGTTTAAATACTTCGGTAGTTGCTTTAAATACGGTAAGTGCATCAAACTTAGGTAGACTATCTAACTTAGAAGCAACATCTGCAAGTGTAAATAATTCTGTAACTGCTTTAAATAGTTCAACCGCATCTCAA